ATGTGGATGCAACTTTTTCTCCCCCGCGAAACCATCGCCAAGATTCAAAAACTCGATCAAATCGTTCTTGACGGGTCTAAGACACCTGTTAAGATCCTCGACATGCCCAGCCAACGTCACCCCGACAAGACCACCCTCTCGGTCTATCTGCCCCGGACGCTCATGCAGCGTCTGCGGCGTCTGGCGGCTGACCGGCGGCAAACCGTGACGCAAGTGATTGAGAACTTCGTCACGGACCAGACCCGCGACGTGGTGCTCCTGCCCGAGGACTACGAGCAGGTTGCTGAGGAAACCCGGCGGGCCATGCAGGGCAGGGGACCGAATTCCAAAGCCAAGACCGACTGATTTTTTCGGCGCGTCAGGTCTAAGACACCTAGCCTGTTGCGCAACAACCTTTCACGATACCGACACCCTCTACACCCAAGGTCTAAGACACCTCATATTTGACACCACGCCTCAAACGAAACCCGAACCCCGCACAAACCTCATCATGCCTAAACTCCTCCCCCATCCCCGCGTCATCACCCTGGCCGATGTTTACCGGCTCCTTGGCCGCCAAACAGCCGATGACGCCATCAAGCACGGCTGGTTTAAGCCGTGCTGCCTCAAGGACGTGCCGCGCGGTCCGCAACGCCGCCTCTACGCCTTGGCCGATATTCACCGCGTCGAAGACCGCCTGCTTTCCGGGGAATACCCCGGCCAACCCAAACCCTGAAACCCACACCTCCATGAAAACTCAGAACCAGAACATCATAAATCCGCAACTTGCGGATAGCTCAAGACCACTCCTGCGCCTGCGATCCCCCAATCATTCGAAGCCCAGCAGCTCACTGCTCTTGGTGGGCATCGCCATCGGCTGGCTCCTTCACTCCGCATTCCATCATCTCACCCAAATCCAAACCGTCATCCCATGAAAAATACCCTGCAATCCATGATCCGTCGCGGGCGCATCACCCGTCCTCAAAAATCTGCCATCTATGGCCCAGAGGGCGTCGGTAAAACGACTCTCGCATCGCAAGCCCCCAATCCCGTGTTTCTCGACACTGAGGGCGGCACCGACCATCTCGATGTGGCCCGTCTCACCGCTGAAAAGTGGGAGGACATCCTCGCCATCATCAACCAGCTCGCCACTGAGCCGCATGAGTTTCGAACGCTCGTGATCGACACGATCGACTGGCTGGAAAAACGCCTCGCGGAGTTCGTCTGCCGCCGCGCCAGCAAGGAGAGCATCGAGGACTTCGGCTACGGTAAGGGACACGTCATCGTGGCGGAAGAGATGGCCAAATTCCTGGCTAGCCTCGATGTGCTGCTGAAACGCGGGATGCACATCATCCTACTGGCACACTCGACGGTGAAGAAGTTTGAGATGCCGGATGCCGCCGGCAGCTACGACCGCTTTGAACTCAAACTCAGCAAGCAGGTGGCCCCTCTCATCAAGGAATGGGCCGACCTGGTGCTCTTCTGCAATTATGTCACCCGCGTTGCTGAGAATGATCAGGGTAAGCGTCGGGGCGTGGGTGGTCGCGAGCGCGTCCTGCACACGACGCACACGGCCGCCTGGGATGCCAAGAACCGTCATGGCCTGGAAGAGAAACTTCCATTCACCTACGAAGCCATTGCGAAGGTGTTTGGTGAGACGCTTCCGCTCCCGGTTGCCGTCAACGAACCTTCCATCGGCGAAAAACTCGCCGGGCTGGTCAAGGGCCGCGAGTCGGATGCCAAAGCCTTCCTCATCGCACGCGGCCAGCTCAAGGAAAACGGTAGCTTCGATGACCTCAACCCCGAATACGCAGCACGCATTCTTGGCAACCCAATCGGGTTCCTTGAAGCCGTGGAGAAATTCAACGCGGAGGTCAGCCCACTCGTATGAGCACCTCCTTGCGTCCCTCCAATCTTCCCAAGTTGGCGGTTTGTCCTTGCTATGAATCGCACCCAAACGCTGGCTCCGCCGCTGCGCGCGGCAGTTCGCTCGACACGATCTTCCGCGCTCGCATGGCCGGTGATCCCGCTCCGCTCGATCTTGTGCATCCTCCCACGGAGGACGATCTAGCCGCCGTCGAATGGGCCGTGACAATGATCACCGCACTCTCCAGCGGCACGCCTATCCTCACACGTGAAGATGAGTGCCGCATCGCGGTGCCCGGCTTCGATCACATCGGCACGGCGGACGCTATCATGCCCGAACGTCTTGCTCATGCAGATCTGAAAACCGGCCAGAAGCGCAACTATCGCGAGCAGATGGCGGCCTACGCGCTCGGTCTGATGGAACAGCACTTCGCCTCCGAATGGACCGCGCATCTGCTCTTCTGCGACCAGCGGGAGGTGGTCACACATCGGTTCACCTTCGAGGAAGCGCACCAGATCGTGGATCCGGTGGTGGCCGCCTGGAGCAATCCGGACAAGCAACCCACGGTCTGCGACTACTGCAACTGGTGCGCGAAAGCCGACACCTGTTCGGCGCGACTCACACTCGTCGCACAGGCCATATCCGCCACCGAGCCAGCGTTCAACTTCGAGGCCATTCTCGCGGACAGTCGAGCGCTTGGACGTTTTCTTACCGCGTGCAACGTGCTCGAGAAGTTGCGCGACAAGGCCAAGGACACCGCAAAGGAGCGCCTGCGCGCAGGCGGTGTTATTCCGGGCTGGAAACTCACGAACCAGCGCGGTCCGCAGTTCATCAGTCACGAAGACCTTGAACCGCTCATCGCGCGCCTGGGCCTGAGCAGCGTGCTCGCCACCTACGGCAATCTGTCTGCCCTGAAGTTCCGCGAACTCTGGGAGCGCACCACCAACGCGCCATTCCCGGAAGAACTCATCAAGCACGGCCCAGCCACCGTCTCGCTGCGTGCAGCCTCAACTCAACCTTCCACTCAACCCAAAACCAAATAACCCCAAGCATATTATGCCTACCTACAAAGCATCCGACATCGCAACGCGCCCCGACTTCGTCGAACCGGGCGACTACACCGTGGAAGTCATCCACGCCGAAGAAACCGTGTCACAGAAGGGACACGATATGATCGAACTGAAGCTCCGCGTGGAGCCTTCAGGAGCGATCCTCTTCGATCATCTCGTCTTCATGCCAAACTCGTTTTGGAAGATCGACGCATTCCGTGTCGCCACCGGCGAGGAGGTCACTCCCGACGAGGACGTGGAGATCATCGCCGACGACTTGATCGGACGCACCGGTCGTGTGCGCCTCATGGTCGAGGAATACAAGGGCCGGAAACGCAACAAGGTGGCCGCCTGGCTCACGCAGCCCGCTGCTCAAACCTCAACCACGGGAGGAGTGCCACATGGAAACCGCCCGTTCTAAACCACTGATCGAACTGCGGCCCTACCAGCACGCGGCGATGGAGGCCATCACGCGGGGGTTCAACGACTACCAGCGTCAACTTGCAGTGAAGCCGACAGGGGCAGGAAAAACCGTGCTGTTCTCCGCCCTCGCGGCCCACTACCAGCCAAAACGCACGCTCGTGCTCGCCCACCGAGAGGAACTCATCGACCAGGCCGTGGACAAAATCATGCGCACTACGGGCCTCCAGGCGGAGGTGGAGATGGCCTCCTCCAAGGCCAGCCTCGACGCGCCGGTGGTGGTGGCCAGTGTGCAGACGCTGATGCGCGAGCAGCGGCGCTCCCGATGGCCGCGCGATCACTTCGGCCTCATTGTTGTGGACGAAGCGCATCATTCGGCGGCGGAGTCCTACTTGAGCACTCTGCGTCATTTTGACCGCAATGCATTCGTGCTTGGGGTCACTGCTACCCCTGATCGAGGGGACAAACGCAACCTGTCGTGCTACTTCCAGAACATCGCCTTTGAGATCACCCTGCTCGACCTGATCAAGCAGGGCTTTCTGAGTCCCATCACGGTGAAGACCGTGCCGCTCGAGATCGATCTGGACGGGGTAAGGACGGTAGCCGGTGACTATAGTGCCGACGACCTCGGGCACGCGCTCGACCCCTATCTTGAGGAAATCGCCAGCCTCCTAGCGAGTGGGTATCGGCGCCGCAAGATGCTGGTGTTTCTGCCGCTCATCTCCTGCTCGGAAAAGTTCGCGGCACTTTGCCGCCGCCACGGCCTCGCTGCAGAGCACGTCGATGGCAGCAGCCCTGACCGCAAGGCCATTCTGGAGCGGTTCAGCCGGGGCGAGACTACGGTGCTCTCCAACGCCATGCTTTTGACGGAGGGCTACGACGAGCCATCCATCGACTGCGTGGTGTGTCTGCGACCCACAAAGGTCCGATCGCTCTACAGCCAGATTGTTGGACGCGGCACACGCATCCATCCTGGCAAGGACCACCTGCTGCTGCTCGACTTTTTGTGGCTCTCCTCAAAGCACAGCCTCATCAAGCCCGCACACCTCATCGCCGCAGACGCCCAGGAGGCGGAAGAAATCTCCGAGGCGCTCTTCGAGCAGGGCGGCGATCTGGAGGATGCGCAGGAGGCGGCCAAAGCCGACCGCACTCGCAAGCTCGTTGCGCAACTGCGCGAAAACCGCACACGCAACTCCAGCACGTTCGATGCGATGGAATTCGCGCTCACGCTCAACGATCCATCCCTGGCTCAGTTCGAGCCAACCATGGGCTGGCACTTGGACAGGGTCACCCCCAGGCAGACCCAGCTCCTCGCCAAGTTCGGCATCGATCCGATGAGCGTGATGACCAAGGGCCATGCCGCTCTTCTGCTCGACCGCATTTTCATGCGGCTGGACCTGAAGCTCGCCACCGCCAAACAGGTGCGCTGGCTGCGCAAACTCGGCCATCCCAAACCCGAACTCGCCTCCTTTAAGGAGGCAACGGATTTCCTCAACGCCCGCTTCACCCCCAAAACCACCCACCCATGAAATACAGATCCAACGGAGACCAGCCTCCGCTGCCGCAGCGCACGCGGCGCTACCTTGAAAACGGCGCAGCGGAAGGCGAACGCAACCACGAGTTGTTTGAAGCAGCCTGCCAGCTTCGTGACGCCGGCATGTCAGCAGACGATGTCCACACCATGCTCATCACACGCGCCCTGAGCGATGGACTCAGCGAAAGCGAGGCGAGCCAGACCATCAGTTCAGCCTTTGCACATCCGGCTCGCGAACCGCTTGGCGGAGGGCAAGCTACCACTGGCTCCAATCACCGATCTTCTGCACGCACAAGCAGTCCGCAGGCTGCGGATAGACCACGCCCCAGTCCCGTGCCGGTGCCGCCGCCGATTGAAGGTGGCTTCATGAAGGTTCTCGAAACCTGCTTCAAACCGGAGGAGCATGTCTCCATCGCCCCTGCCACGGAGGACGAAGATGGCGGCATCATTCCCAAGCGCGGCGTCAGCCTCTCCGTGCGTGACTGGCTCAAAAAGGTGCAGGAGAAAGGAGGTATTGAACGGTGCTTTTCCACACCACTCGGGTTGTTCATGCGCGTGAACCCGGTGAACCCTGGCGGCACCCGCAACGAGGACGTCACCTCGTTCCGCCACGTGCTGGTGGAATTTGACCGCGACGACAAGGGCCAGACGATTCCGAAGGAGGACCAGTATGGTTCCATCATTGCCAGCGGCCTGCCGGTGAGCGCCGTGATCGACTCAGCCAACAAATCACTCCACGCCTGGGTGCGCATCGATGCACCCGATGCCGCCGAATACCGCCGCCGCGTGGACATCGTGTGGGACTGGTTCGGCGGGTTGTTCCTCGACCGCCAGAACAAGAACGCCTCGCGCCTCTCGCGCTGCCCTGATGGATTCCGAACAGTGGATGGCGAGAAACGTCAGCAGCGGCTGCTCGCCGTCAATCTCGGTGCCGCGGGCTGGTCGGAGTGGGAGGTGAGCAATGCGCCCGATGGTCTGCCCAAGATCATTCCCGGCAGCGAGTTCATGGCCACGCCCAAGGCAGAGCCGCCGCAGTTGATCGAGGGCGTTCTTCATCAGGGATCCAAGATGATCCTCGGCGGCGCGAGCAAGTCCCGCAAAAGCTGGAGCTTGATCGACATGATGCTCGCGGTGAGCACCGGAGGCTGCTGGTGGGGCTTTCCGACAAAGCAGGGCCGCGTCCTCTACATCAACTTCGAGCTGCCTGACTTCGCCTTCCAACACCGCCTCAACGCCATCGCCGCCGCCAAGAGCATCACCGACTTCAGCCGCTGTGACCTCTGGAACCTACGTGGCTACGCCACCGACTTCTCGGTGCTCATCCCCAAGATCCTCGCCCGCATCAAGGACTGTAGCTACGCGCTCATCGTGCTCGATCCCATCTACAAGGGCCTGGGCAAGCGCGACGAGAACAAGGCCGGTGACATCGCGTCGTTGTGCAACGAGATCGAGCAGCTCGCCGTCCAGTCAGGCGCGGCAGTGGTCTTCGGTGCGCACTACTCCAAAGGCAACCAGGCAGGCAAGGAGGCCATCGACCGCATCGGCGGCTCCGGCGTGTTTGCACGAGATCCTGATGTGATCCTGACCATGACACCGCACGAGGAGAAGGACGCCTACGTGGTTGATCTCACGCTGCGCGCGCTGCCGCAGTTGGACCCTTTTGTGGTTCGCTGGCAGGGCGTATGCTTCGAGAAGGATGCCGCCGCAGATGCCAGCAAGGTGAAACAACCAGGCAAGCCGACGAAGGATGCGCCATCCAAGGTCACGTATCGCAAGGGCTCGGTGGCCGAAAAATACGGGCCGTTGTTCGAAGGGATGCCTGCGAAGTCGCACCACAAGGACCCATCTCAGAGTGATGTGATCGCCCATATCATCACCACCATCAGCGCTTGTGGCGACGAGTGCGATTCGGTGAAGGCGCTGCGCATCTTCGACCTTCTGCGCAACCCTCGCTACCGCATCATCAAGTTCATCGACGATCAATGGCAGGGCTCAAAATTTGAGCAAGGAGGTGCATCATGACGGCCAACCCCGTATTTAGGAACGCATCGAAAAATAAAGTTCCCAGGGAACGAGTTTTTGAGGAAAGTTCCCGGAGTTCCATGGGAACTCAGGAACAAGTTCCTATCTTCTCTAAAGAGAAGAGCGCGAATCAGCTCAACCTGAATTCGCGCGCGCTGTGCGCTTCCTTGGAGTCAGCGCCAGCTACTCTGGTGGCCGACCGCCCGACGTCAGTCACACCCAAACCCCCAACCCAACCCCTAAACCCCAAAGCCGTCCTCCCTGCGGCCACCGGGGTCATTGGTGACCGACGCACGTTGACAGCCATCGCAGGGCAGATGCACGAGGCCCGTAGAGTAGCGCTGGACATCGAAACGTATGGCGAACGGAGAGGCGATGGCCTTGACCCGTGGAAAGGTGACATTCGCCTTCTGTCGCTCTGCGTGGAGAACCAGCAGCCCTGGATCATTGACCTGCGCGCTATCGGCTACGACCTGGGTGAACTTAAACCTGCCCTCGAGTCAGTCGAGATCATCGCGCACAACGCGAAGTTCGACCTGCTCTGGCTGCGGCACAAGGTGGGGCTGCGGGCGGGCAAGGTATTCTGCACGTTGGTCGCCGCCCGCCTGCTCTCCGCCGGCACCAAACCCGGCAACGACCTGGACAAGTGCCTCGACCGCTACCTGGGCGTCCCAGCCGCTGCGGACCGCAGCCTCTCCGATTGGGGTTCCATGTTCCTCGGTGACGATCAACTGGCCTATGCTGCTCGCGACGTGGCTCACCTGCACGCCCTGGCGGACAAGCTCTGGGGCGAGCTTGAGCATGACGGTCTCGAGGCGGTAACCCGGCTGGAGTTCGATCTGGTGCCGGTCATCGTAGAGATGGAGGCAGCGGGCCTTGCGGTGGATCAGGCCAAGCTGCGCGAGATCGAGACGCGGGCTAAAGCCCAAGCCGCCGAGCACGCGGCGTTGTTGCGCAACAAGCTGGGCGATCCCAAGCTGAACCCCGGCAGTCCGCAGCAGCTCCGCGAGGGCTTGGCACGCTGTGGCATCCAGGTCGAGAACACCAACGAGGAAACCCTCAAAGCAGCTGACGAGGGCGACCTGATCCCGATCATCCTCGCGTTTCGCGGCGCCGAGAAGCTCGCGCAACAAGCGCGCTCTCTGCTTGATTGTGCGAAGAGCGATGGCCGCATTCACGGGCGCTTTGATCCCACCGGCACGGCCACCGGGCGATTCTCATCGAAGGACCCCAACCTGCAAAACGTGGGGCGGGGCGAACTGCGCTCCTGCTTCGTTCCCGCGACCGGGCACAAGCTGATCGTGGCGGACTACTCCCAGATCGAGTTGCGCGCGGCTGCGGTGATCGCTGGAGAATCGAAGATGATTGAGGCCTACCGCAATGGCGTGGACCTGCACCGGCAGACGGTGGCGGAGGTGCTGGGCAAGCGGTTGGACACAGTGACCAAGGAGGATCGGCAAATGAGCAAAGCCTGCAATTTTGGCCTCCTTTACGGCCAGAGTGCTCCGGGCTTGGTGCGCTACGCCGCCTCCAGCTACGGCGTCCACCTTGAGCTGGAACAGGCCGAGCAAATCCGTCGGCAGTTCTTCCGCACCTACGACCGCCTGCGCCAGTGGCACGGTCTCAGCCGCAACCAAGCCGACGCAGGGGCGCGCGAAGTGCGGACCGTGCTGGGCCGTCGCCGGCTGATCCCAGAAACCGCCTCCGAATGGGAGCGCTTCACTGCCCTAGTGAACACGCCTGTTCAAGGCGGGTGTGCCGATGGCATGAAGCGGGCGCTGGTGCTGCTGGCGGGACGGCTCCCGACGGAGGCGAGCCTGCTTTCCACGGTGCACGACGAGGTGATCGTGGAAGTGCCCGAAACGATGGCGGACGAGGTTTGCGCCTTGGTCCAGGAAACCCTCATTGAGGCGATGGCCGACCTGTTCCCGCAGGTGCCCATCGAAGTGGAAGCGGGCGTGTGTGCCCACTGGGGCGAGAAATGAGGAGGCCACCAACGATGCAAAACGATCTTGATGACGATGTGAACGATCTCCCTTTTCTGGGTGACTCCTATGCGGGTCGCCAGAAGGAGAGGGACGAAGAATATCGGCGCGAATACGAGCAATGGTTCAAGTCGCTCTCGCGGGAGGAACGGAGCCTAGCCAAAGAAATGGGTCTGGAAGAAGCCTACCTGCCGTGCGGTTCGGGCGGAGCCACCAAAGATGCGGCCGAATCCTCACGAGCCCGTTGCGAAGACACGCTCAACGATGAGGCGCCGAGCACGAACAGCCGAATCGAGTTGGACGATGAAACCATGCACGAACTCCTGCGGATGCTGGTCGGCGAAGTCATGATGCAGGAAAACAGTCGGCTTACTCTGGAGTGCGTCTCCCTGATCACCGGTCTCGCCTACTGCGGCGACTCCATGACCTCGATTGCCAAACGGCACAACGTCACGCGCGCCGCCGTGTCCAAGCGCTGCCTGGAGTTGACGTTAGGCCTGAATTTGAACCCAAGCCGCGCCATGCGCTCCTTGCTCGCCCGAGAGCAGTATTTTCTGGCGCGGCAAGACCACCTGAAAACCCGACACCAACGCCGCCAGCCATGAAACTTGTCACCACTGATCCCAAAGTTACCATCACACGAACCGGCCTGCAGGTGAGTTCCGAGCTCACTTTCAAGGAATGGGAGGCCATGGCCGGGCGGTTCGGTGCGGCGATGGCCAGTGCCGCGTTCGTCATCGGCGACTGGCTCGTTTACGGGGAGGATCATTTCCGTGGTCAAACCCGGCTGCCTGGATTTGAGCAGGAACCGGTCGCCAGTGCTAAGGTAAGCACGGAGATTTACCAGGCTGCGCTCACCTTGACGGGACTGGATCGCACCACCTTGGCCACCTATGCCTACGTTGCTCGCCGGGTGCCCTCCTCGCTGCGCAACGAACAGCTGTCCTGGGAACACCACAAAGCGGTGGCCAAGCTGGATCCGGACGAGCAGCATCGCTGGCTCAAAGTGGCTTTGGACGGAGGAGATCAGCAGTTTGGTGCCGTATCCACCCGCAGGCTGCGCAAGAGCATCAATGCGGGCCATTTGCTCACCCCCGAGGAAATGATCCCCGACCCGGCCGACCGTGGTCGCCTCAATCACATCCCGTTTCTCAATCGCTTGGGTGTGTGGTGGATGCGCCTCAAGGCGGACGGGTGGCTCAAACGCGCCACGCGTGAGCAAAAGGAAACGCTGATCCGCGACCTCAACAGAGTCACTCGAATCATTCAGGAAATCCAACAAACCATCCCCAACCAAGACCTGCCATGGAAAACGACCAAATGATCCAAGACACCGCCCTGGACCACATCCGCGAACTGCTCGCCACCCACTGGCGCGAAGCGAAAGACTCCGCCGATGACGACGGCAAATTCGCCATCGGCCTGCGCATCACCGTCCAGGACGGCGCACCCGCCAAGGTCAAGGTGAAATGCTCTATCAGCAAAACGGTCACTGACGAGATCGAGAGCCAGGTTGAGGACCCAGCGCAGATGAAGCTTTTGTAAGCTCGACTACGCAGTAGGTTGTGCGGCGCGCTTTGCGGCAGGGCTCGCCCGCACGGGCTTGACGCTCATGCGCAAGCCGAGAGAGCCCAAAACATTTTGAAAAGTGCGCAGTCGGGGGTTGCCTTGCGGTGAGAGCGCTTCATGCAGCGCCTGACGGCTGACATGGGTTTTACGTGCCAGCGCAGCCAGTCCGCCTTGTGCCTGAGCCACCAGACGCAGGGTATCCAGGAGCATATCGACGTCATTGTCCTGCTCAAACTCCTCCAGGGCGAGTTTCATGGCATAGCTGGCGTGTTTGGGGTCACGCAGGTATTCTAGTCTGACTTCATCAAGTGTGATGGTGCTGCTTTTCTTCAATGCTTTCATGAGTGGTCCTCCAGATAGATTTTCCAGTATTCCTTCGCTTTCTTGATGTCTTTGCTTTGGGTGGATTTATCTCCTCCTGCGAGAATCAGGACGGTTTTGCCATCGTGCTCGCCGAAATACACCCGATACCCCGGCCCAAAAAACAGACGCAACTCGTACAAGCTGCGGTCAATGGCTTTGCAGTCGCCAAACTGACCGTTCTTCATCCGGGCAACCCTCGACAAAATGCGCGCTTGAATCTTCCAGTCCAATGAGTCCAGCCATTCGAGGTAGGGACTTTCGTCCGAGCGATCTCGAAATATGAGAACTTCGTACTGACCGGGCTTCAGCAAAGGCGTTGTTGGTTTGAGTTGCAGGCTGAGTGTAAACTTTACCTTACATCAAGTCAATGGAATTTCATGACTTGTCGCCAGTCATCATGGCTGCGGAAGCAGTCGCGGGTTTGACGCCAGGGCCTGTGGATGTCCCGCCTGCGCTTCCGTGCCACCAACTCCCCCTCTCGCCTCGAAGATCGCTTCCTGATGCTTTGGAGGGCTGTTGGAGGCCCGCCCCTAGAGAGGGAATACCGATTCAATGCCGAACGGCGTTGGCGGGCCGATTTCGCGCATTTGCAGGCCCGTTGCCTGATCGAAGTGGAAGGCGGCATCTGGGTGAATGGGCGCCACAACCGCGCTGCCGGGTTCAACGCTGATTTGGAGAAGTATCTGGAGGCTGGACTGGCTGGGTGGCGGGTGTTTCGTCTCGGCCCCGATCAAATCACCCTGGAGAACGTGCAGCGGTTGGTAGCCCTGCTGGCTCAGCGGAACGCTTCAGCCTCCTGAGTGTAGCACGCCCAGCACTTCATCAATCGCCCTGCGGCTCTCCTCCTGGATCGCCGTGGCATCCAGACCGGAGAGGATGGGCGGCAGTTCGTTCTCGAACTTGTTGCGCAGCAGTTCCTTGGCCCTCCCCACCAGCCGAGTCCAGGTCTGACGCACCTCCTCGATGCTCACATACTCGCCCTTCTTGACCGCGAGGCGCAACTCCCTCTCCTCCACCTCAGCCAGCAGCTTGCGGGCGCGCAGGGCGGTTTCCTCGTCGGTGACAGCAGGTTCCCCGCGCAGTTCATGGCGGCTCATGAACTCACGCCACTGGGTGACGTCATGAAAGCCGCTCGCATCCGGCTTCGGCGCATCCTTGAGTTTACGCCAACGATTGATCGAGCTGCGCGAGACACCAAGAATGCGCGCCAAGTCGGAGTTGTCTGCGGCCACCGCAGGGACCTGCCCCGTGCTGACGGCCATGCTTTGGAGCATGACGCGCTCTGATCGACTGAGGTTCCCGCCCCGCTGCACACGTTGGGCAAGATTGGCCAGATCGCGGTGCAGCAGCTTTTTGGCGATGTCAGGTGAGATTGAGTCCATGCCCCTAGAGTTGAGTCAACTGAGGTGTGTCACAGGTGATTCATGACACAGGCAGATGAGAGGCATTCAAGTTTCAATCTTCTGGGCAAGCTATCGCCTCTAGTCCTCTCATTATCAGGGAATAACGACACGCCCCAAGGTCGCTATTCAAGTCGCGAATGGCAAAAGCCAGCTCAAAAAAAGTGTGTCTCAAAAAAATCACCCCTCATACGATTTGAGAGGGGGGGTGCGTACCCAAGGACAGACGGCGACGCATAAAGAGATTTCCTGGCACGTGGCGGCAACAAAAGGAACACTTTTACCGATGGCGACACAAATCGCGGGTGGATCTCAACTCGAGAGCACCAAGACTTTGCTGGTAGGCTCTTCATATCTCCGCACTGAGTCTAGAACGCTCGAATTGCGCCACCGCCTAGCAGTTTTGCTCGGGAGGGTCCCATACTTTCGAATCCATCGCACGACGCCGCCTGATTTTCAGAAAGAGACAACTACACACGATGCCCTGTAGTGTGGGGAGACTTTACCAGTGCTAAGTCGGTCGCAGGGTCCCGTTCCTAGTGTCACGGACCTGAACCCAAGGTGTGGATGTGTACCTATGCACTCCTTGATCTGGAGTCTGACTAGGCATCATCGATGAACTTTTTCGACGATCGATGAATTTTTTCGACACTTACAGCTGCCACTGCGCGACTCCATTGTACGGTTGTGCCGAACTCTTACT